GGGTTAGCTTATAGAGAGCTTATAGGAAGCTTATACGAATCTTGGACGATTGGTATAGAAAGGGTATATAAGTAGTTGACTCATAGTATAATACAACAAGGGTAAAAATGTTAAAATCGGGGTTTCGAGGCGAAAGAAAGAGGAATAGGTGATAGGCCATAGGCCTTAGGCACTAGGGGGGAGTATGACGGGAAGGAGAAGGGATAATTAGGGAATTAGCAAATTAGCAAATTAGAAAATTAGTAAATGGGGAAGTGTAATAGAAACCTCCCCCTATTCACATACTCCGCTCTCTCGGACTTCCCTTCAAAAGGGGGAATGTGGAGACGGAAAAGGGAAGAAATGACGAGGGACGAATGATGAGGGGAATATGAGGTTGTGGCACGAGACGCAGTATAACTTTGGCAAAGTATAGGGCAAAAAGATTCGCAAACCAATTCTGATAGGCTATAAAATAGGTTTGTTGTGATGCTCTAATTGTTCTACACGTTCGGTTAGAAACTGAACATTGGCTTCTAAATCGGCGATTTTTTGGTACTCAGGGATAGGGTCGAGGAACTCGAAAGAGAGGTGCATTTTACATTCCCATACTTCTTTAATATCTTCAGCTCTAACGGTAATATGCGGGTAGTCGCGATTATCGGATTTGCAATACAGACTGCCATACTTTCTTATTTTGTTTAAAACCCGTTTTACAATCACTCCGTCGCGCTCTGTAACTACTACGCACACCCTGTTATCTGAGAGCCACTCCCAATTTTCGACGAATTGCCCTACCACATAACTGCCGTCTTGCAGGGTGGGGAACATCGAGAGTCCGTTTACTTGAAACATTCTGAAAGTGCCGTTTCGCATTTCGGGGAGGTTGTACATAGGGAGTTCTTTTATGTATTCGGGGTCTTCATAACCATTGAGATAGCCGGCTTGAGCGTATATAGGCACTAAGGGTATGGGGTTAAAAAGTTCGTCTTCTTCAACCACTACCACCTTGGGAGTTAAATCTCTTCCTTCTACTTTTAAAGGTTTGATAATTTCTACACGAGGAGTTTCGACAATCTCCTTGTTTTTTAACATAGGGCCTTTACCCGTGAGCAACCATTCGTAATTTACTTCGAAAGTAGTAACAATTTTTTCTAAAACATTAAATTTAGGTTCTGTTCCAGCTATGTAATTTCTAATATTTGCCTCATTAACCCCTATTTTATTTGCAAAATCACTATTATTACCGTTGGAAAAATGGTCTACCAGTTCTTTTATACGAAAATTAATTGTACTCATAATCAATAGTTTAAAAAATAATACGAAAAATAATTCGAAAAAAATTTGCGTATGTCGAAAATTTATTCGAATTTTGCACCGTAAATCAAAATGAATAAAATAATGAGCAAAAGTACAAAAATTTTATGGATAATCGACCTTATGGCAGTAGAAAAATTATTGTCGAGGGGAGGTTAGTTAAAAAATGTAGGACAGGAGGGAATTAGCAAATTAGCAGATTTGGAAATTAGAAAATGAGAGAAGCGTACGAAATTATATTTTTAATGAAGAGCTCCTAAAAAGTAGAAAATGAAAACAAATTAGTTTCAAAATAAAAAAATCAGGGCTTTGCCTTGTAGAGAGGCAATTTAACGTAAGAAGACGTATGAAGTCTAAGGGATTATTAAAAAGAAATCTTGTAAAGTCGGCAAGTTAGTATTGCTGAGAATGTGACGATTGATTATTAGGGTTATAAATTGAATTAATATTAAAAATTAAAAACAATGAGAATACATTTAAATGAAGTCAGCGACTATGAGTATGTACAGCGCAAGCTCCGCGAGCAAGCGGTTGTGTTGTTAGAAAAAGCCAAAAGTTATCATCAGCCTGTGCGCTATTTGCCCAGAAGAGTTAGTGGGCATAAGGTGAACTGGTGGAGTGAGCTGAAAAAATATGGACGGCTTGTAGTGAATAGGCAATAGGCCTCAGACATTAGGCATTAGGAAAAGTGATGCAAAAGTGAATAGTAAAGTGAAAAAATAACAAATAACAAAAAATTACAATGAATAGATTTTTAGAATATACCCAAGCGCTTGCTCTTGATAGTTTTTTGCAGGTGCTTACTTTTGAGGAACGACTACAAACCTCACAATACCGCGCGGGACGTACGAACGAGGTACCTGCTCGTGTGCAAGAACTACAAACGTGGGTGGAACAGAACGGTTGGCGTGCCCCCATCTTTAAATATGACGAAGAGCGACACCTGCTTTGGTTGGACGAGCAAAGGGAGTGGCAACCAGTAAGAAAGCACCCACTTTATAAGGTAAAAGATAAAAGGTAAAAGATAAAAGGTAAAGCCAGCGATGGGCTCACAGCTGGGTATGTGAGTAAAAGGTAAAGCCAGCGATGGGCTAAAGGTAGGGTAGGAGGGGAGAATTTTAGAATTAGTAATACCAATCAAGGGTTGGATTAACAAATTGATTATGAACCTCTCTCTATTTACATTCAAAATTAACGATTAAAAAAAATACAAAAATGGCAAGAACAAAAAGAATAATCCCTACTGGGGTAACTAAAACACAAATGGAGAATGCTTTTTCTACTTATGCAAAGGCAGAGGCGCGAATGACTAAAATAAATGCGTTGATAGAGAAGCAAATTGCAGCTATACGCAATAAATACACGAATGAATTGGCGACTCTTAAAGAAATAAAAGATACCAATTTTGATGTGTTACAAGCCTATGCATTAGCAAATAAAGACAGTTTATTTGTCAAGAAGAAATCACTTGACAGTTTGCACGGTACCATAGGGTTCCGCACAGGTACGCCGAAACTGAAAACGCTAAAAGGTTTTACGTGGAATACGGTAACAAACCTGCTGAAAGAATTTTTGCCTGCTTATGTGCGCATAGCCGAAGAACCAGCTAAAGATAAGCTACTTGCCGAACGCAACAATGAGCAAATAGCTGACTTCTTTCCAAAAATAGGAGTAGTGGTGACTCAAGATGAGACTTTTTTTGTGGAAGTGAAGGCTTAGGTAATAGATCCTAGGCCTCAGGCAATAGGGAGTGAGATGCAAAGGTAAAAAAAAACTTTGGTAGAGTTATTCTTGACTCTACCAAAGTTGGCAAAAAGTTTAACATTTAAAAAATGAAACATATGAAATGTGATAATACACAACAGCGCAAAGAACGCTTGCAAAAACGCAATGAAAAAGTGCGTCAACTTTTTGAAGAACTGAGTGCCAAGCACCCTCAGTGGAAGGTAGATGCTCTTGTAGAAGAGGTGGCGAACATTATGTTTTTATCACCTCGTACAATTGTAGCAATACTTTCTTTTCAGGGCGGTTATGCCGAAAAATAGTCCCCACAAAAGGGGGAGCTATTACTCTATCAGCAGAGAGCCCTGAGGGGTAAGAGTTACGTTTTTCACGGGTATACCGTCGTACTCCAATTGCTTTTTTACCTCAATAAGCATTTCGGTATAAAGGTCGTCGGCGAGCATTTGGGCAATACCCACACCCACTTCGGGGTGCTCTTTCCACTGTCCTTTTTCGGCAGTAAGAATAGCTTTTTGATGTTGAGGCTCAGATAAGCCTACTTGAAAATCACCTTCAGCAAGGTGCAAATCGTTTTTGATTAAGAGTAAATCTTTCATTTTACACATTTGTTATTTGTTGATGGTGCAAAGGTCGTACATATAGATGAGGTAAGGAAAAAGACGTTCAACGCTTGTACCAAATTAGTACAATGGTTGGGGAAAATAAGTACAAGGCTTGTTTGCCGATTTTCAGAACTGAAAAAACCGCCGGAATTTTGCACCGTAAAACAAACGATAGAAGTGCACTTACAATTAAAATAATGTATAACAAAAAAAATTAAAGAAATGGGAAAAAGTAAATCAAACTATGCCATTACAGGGCTTAGTGGTAAAGTAGGGAAAGTGTTTGTATTTCGCCAACGCGGAGGAGAAACTATCGTCGCTACCCCTCCTTCACACACCAAAGCTCCCAGTGCCTCTCAGAAAGCACAACAAGAGAGATTTATACGCGCTTCGGCATATGCCAAAAACGCTTTGCAAGACCCTTCGCTAAAAGAGGATTATACAGCAGAGGCTAAAAAGCGCAGGAATGTATCGGCTTATAATATGGCGATGACTGACTATTTGCGCGCTCCTAAAATTGCCCATATAGACCATTCGGGCTATACAGGTAGTGCCACAGGAGAGAAAATAATGATAGAGGCGGGCGATGCTTTTAAGGTCGTAGCTGTGAAAGTGCGTATTGAAGACCACGATGGTACTCTTGTGGAAGAAGGTAGCGCAACTCTTGTACAGGGCAAATGGGTGTACACCACTACGGTTACTAATCCTTCGCTTACAGGTGATAAAATAATAGTAACCGCTACTGACCGCCCTGGTAACAATTCTAAAAAAGAGGAAAGCCTTTAACGATTGAGAGTTAATAGAGAACAGTTATTTTTAACTATTTTGCCTTTTTATTAGTAGAGTTACAATTAAGGATATAATAAGGGAGGGGTAGGGGGACATTTATTAAATAATTAACAAAAACACATAATTAAAAAATGGGATTACCAAAAGTATTATTTAACATTGCCAAGGATGGTATGAACCGTACAGGCAATAACATTCAAAAAGTTACTGGTCTTATTATCACAGGTAGTGGAGTAGCCAGTAAGGTAGAACTCGGGAAATCGTACCAAGTATTTTCCTTAAACGAAGCCGTAGCATTGGGTATTTCGGAAGCTGAAAATGCTTTTGCTTACAAGCATATTAAAGCATTTTACGACCAAGCTCCTACGGGTACACCTCTGTGGGTAATGCTCGTATCGGACGCTACGACTATGACTGCAATGCTTGACAAAGACAGTGCTTTTGCTCCAACTCTCATAGCTGATGCCAAAGGTGCTATTAGGGTATTGGGTGTGGTGAAAAAAGCAACTGGTAGCGAGACTATTGCTGCGGGCTTAGACACTGATGTACAAACAGCCGTAGTGAAAGCACAAGCTATTGCAGAGCACTTTGAAAAGAAGTATATGCCTTTTAGAGTAGTGGTATCGGGCAACAGCTGGAACGGCAAAGTAGCTGACCTTACTAATTTCTCGGAAAACGAACTCAACAAAGTGGCTTGCTTTATCGGTAATGACGATAAGGAGAAAGAAGCATCAGTAGGTTTGTTTTTAGGAAAAATGAGTGCTATACCCGTACAGCGCAAAATTCACCGCGTGAAGGACGGTAGTGTATTGCCATTGGTGGCTTATTTTACTGACGGAACTACTATTGACAGCAAAGCTGACCAGTGGGACGCCTTAGACGACAAAGGGTATATTTTCTTTCGCACCTTCGTAGGGCGTTCAGGCTACTATTTTTCAGGAGATAATACGCTTACCAAACCTACTGATGATTTTAAGAGTCTCAGTAGCGGATTGGTAATGGACAAGGCGTTACTTCTTGCTTATGGGGCTTTGGTAGAGGAATTAAGCGATGAGGTGTTACTATCCGAAGAGGGAAGCATTCACCCTGCTATTATCAAGAGTTGGCAGACCAAGTTGGAGAACACTTTGCAAAGCGAAATGGTTTCGAAAGGAGAGCTATCGGCAGTGAACATCAATATAGACCCTGAACAGAAGGTGTTGCAAACAGGTAAAGTGGTAGTAGGGCTAAAACTCCTTCCTGTGGGTTATGCTGATTTTATTGAGGTGAATATTGGTTTTACCACAAAGAAAGAAGAAAATTAGGTGTGAGGTCGTAGCACGACAGGCAGAGAATTAGCAAATTGGTCGTAGCACGACGGGCAGAAAATCAGCAAATTAGTCGTAGCACGACAAGCAGAAAATTAATAAATTAATAAATTAGAAAAAAATGGGAACATTTAGTAGTAAACAGTATGCGTGGAGCGATATTTCGATTGCCTTTGGAGGACGTATTATTGCCGGGGTGACAGAAGTAGAATACACTGAGAAAAAAGAGAAATCGGCGCTTTACGGACGTGGGAGTAAACCTTTGAGCATTGTAAGAGGTAATCACAGTTTTGAGGGGAAGTTGAGCATTTGGCAAAGTGAATTGGAGGCAATGACGCGTGATGCCAAAAACAACGACATTCTGAACCTTAACTTCGACTTGGTTGTTGCTTACGTGCCCTCAGAAGGTGGACAAATAGTAACCGATATTCTCAAGAATGTAGAATTTACCGAAGTGAAAAAGGCAATGAAGCAGGGGGATAAAAATATGGTTGTAGAGCTCCCTATTATTTTCACTGACGTAAAACGCCAATCGTAGATGTGAACCACAGTCGTAGCACGACAAGCGAGTGCGAGCCAGACAGGCGGGAAAATTAGAAATTAGCAAATTGATAAAAAATGGACGTAACAAAAGAACAAATCAAACAATGGAAAGCGAAGTACAAAGAAGTATTTGTATTGCGAGTAGATGACAAAGTAGCATACTTGAGAACGCCTGACCGCGCTACCCTGAGTTATGCTTCGACATTGGCAACGAAAGACCCGATGAAGTTTAATGAGGCTATCCTTACTAACTGTTGGTTGGGAGGAGATGAAGAGATTAAGACTGATGATGCACTTTTCCTTTCGGCAAGTAGTAAGCTTGGCGAATTGATACAGATTAAAGAAGCTACCTTGGAAAAGCTTTAAGCAGTGCGGAAATTGACGAGCCTCGGGATTGGTTGCGTATTACCAATGCCTCACTGCGTTACTATATGCACATTGCCAATCCCGATGCCCTCAATGATACTGAGTGGGCTATGCGAGTGAAAGAACTGGAATGGATTCGCCAAAAGGAGAGTGAATCGTATGGAGAATAAAAAAGTAAAGAAAAAAGTTTATAAATGGCAGAAAATCCAAAAAACACGATATCTTCTTTCTTTGATCAGACTAAAAGGTTAAAGGAGGTGGTTAATAACATTATAGACCCTATCTCGTCTTTACAGAAAATATTTAAGCAAGGTTTTACGGCAGACACCCAAAAGATGAGTCTGGCTACTTTTGTGCAAGGTAATATGCAAAAGGCACAAGAAATACATCAGAATCTCACACAATACAGTGGGCAAACGGCTTATGAAGTACCATCGCTTGTGAAGGCTCAAGAAAGTTTGATGGGAGCAGGGTTGGTTCCTGAAGGAGCATTAGGAATGCTCAAACAAATAGGAGATATTGCCTTGGGGGATAGCAAAAAGATAGAAACCTTAGCTACTGTCTTTGCCAAAGTGACCACACAAGGGAAGTTACAAGAAGCTACACTCACACAGATGCAACAGGCAGGATTTAATCCTTTGCAAGTGATAAGTGAGCGGACGGGTGAGACTATGACCTCTCTGCAAGAACGAATGGACAAAGGAGGAATTTCGGCAAGAGAGTTGGCTGAGGCTTTCCGATGGGCAACTGATGCACAAGGAGATTTTTATCAAGGAGCTGAGAATGTGAATAGCACTCTACAAGGCAGGTTTACAGTTTTAATGGCTTCGATACAATCTATAGCTGTAAAAGTATATGAGGTTATAAGTCCGTTGCTGATTCCGTTGGTAGCACTTTCTACGATGGTATTTGGAGCTTTGAATGAAGGATTGAGTTGGTTTATTCAAAAACTTCAAGAGGGGAACCCCATAATCCTTGGTATTGCAGGAGTGTTAGGAGTATTTATTACAGCTATCACATTGCATAACACTTATATGGCTATTGCTGCGGCGTGGCAGAACCGACTATCGTGGGCAGTAATTAAAACGAACTTAGCTTTTTTAGCTAATCCTATTGTATTGATTATAGCAGGCATCGTGGCTCTTATTGCTATCATTACTTATTGTATTGTAGGTGTGAGTGGTTGGGGCAAAGCGTGGGATAACACTGTGCAAGGAATGAAATACTTGTGGGAAGCCTTTATTCTCACCTACAAAGCTCATTGGAATACGGCGGTCAATGCTTTTATGGCAGGTGTAGACCTCTGTAAGTTGGCTTGGTATAAGTTTAAAGAGGCTATAGGTTTGGGAGATAGTAAAGAGAACCAAGCGATGATAAGCCAAATACAAAACGACTTGCAAGAACGTGCCAAATCGGTAGCAGAAGGCTATAAGAAAGCAGGTGAGGCAGGAGCTAAAGCAAAAGAATATTTTGGTAAAGCGTGGAACTCTTTGGAGTTTAAGAGCCTTTCGAGTGTGAAAGACGGATTAATGGGCAAGTTAGGTATAGGGCAAACGGGACAAAAAACAAGTCCGTTAGCAACACCTATTGTCAGCACACCTTTTTCAGAGATGGGTAATAAAACCAAAGATAATATTGTAACGGGAGGTACCCGTCAAACGCATATCAACATACAGATAGGCAACTTGGGCACGGATACCAAAGTGTACGTATCATCGGTACGGGAAGGAGTGGAAAACTTTGGGGCGCAACTGAAAGAAGAGCTTTTGAGAATTGTGAACAGTGTAAACCAAATGCAAACAGTGTAATTTATGGAATTTGATATAAAAGAACTCACCGCACGGGCTTTTTTGGACTATGTAGGTCCAGCTTTCCCGCAGTGGTGGGCAAACAATAAGACGAAATTTGTACTGCCGAGTTTGTCTAATATTAGTGAGGCACGCAGTAATGGCAGTCAGTATTTTATGACGTTAAAAGTGGCTGATAAATCGGGGGAGCAAACGGTTTTCCCCAATGAGCCTTTGGTGAGTTTTTCGCTTACTAAAACCATTGTAGAAACGGCAACGGTAGGCAAACAACGCAAAGGTAAGGTGAAGGAATATATCACTACTGAAGATTGGCAAATTACCATAAGAGGACTGTGTGTAGACCCCAAAAATCCCGATCAATATCCTACGGCACAAGTACAAAGCCTTAACAAATTGTTTGAAAAGAATGAGAGTTTGGAGGTGATAGGCAATAAGCTCTTTACTCTTTTTGACATTGGTAACATCGTGCTCAAAGATATTAGCTTTGAGGAAATGGAAGGCAAAGAAGGTATACAGAAGTACACCATTAAAGCTGTATCGGATATGGACTTTTATGCGGAATTAGACGAGAAACGAACCCAACTTAACAAGATATACTAATGTTTGTATTACAAGCGATTATAAAAATAGGTGATTACACTTTTAGAGCAGTACACAACGTTAAAATCACCAAATCGGTAGACGAATTAGCGGACACCTGTACGATTGAACTGCCAACCCATTTTAAAGTAGCCAAAGGGGGCGAAAGCCTTTATACTGAAAAGGCTATCAAGGTGGGTGACAAAGTGAGTGTTACCCTTGCTTATGAGGGTGTGTATAGCGGAGTGGAGTTTGAAGGCTATGTAAAGAAGGTTAAACCGAGCATTCCTGTAAACATAGAGTGTGAAGACGCTATGTACTTACTTAGACGTAAAAATATCAGCAAGTCGTGGCAAAAAACAACACTTAGAGAAGTATTGCAGGAAGTTGTGAAGGACACGCCTATTGTGCTGGCGGACAATATTCCAGAAATGCAGTTAGACCAGTGGATTATTCGCAATGCGAATGGTACGCAGGTATTGGAGAAGCTGAAAGAAGAGTTTAGGCTAAGCGTGTTTATCAATGATGAAGGCAAGTTGTACGCAGGACTTTCGGAGCTTACCAATATAGGACAAACAGCACGCTATGACCTCAATTACAACATTGTTGCCAATGATTTGGAGTATAGGACTAAGGAGGAATGCAAACTGAAAGTACGTTACACTTATATTGACAAAAACAATAAAAAGAAGACAGTGGAAGAGGGTGATCCTGATGGTGAGCTAAGAACCTTTCATACTTCGGTAGTGAGTGAGGAACCTAAGCTACGAGAAATGGCAAGAGCCGAGATGGAAAGGCTGAAATACGATGGTTTTGACGGCTCTATAACGAGTTTCTTGGTACCTTTTGCGACGAGGGGTATGCAAGCTCATATGATAGATAATGAATTGAAAGAGATAGATGAGCGCTACTTTATTAAGAAAGTAGAAATAACCTTCGGACGTAATGGCGCACGTCGACAAGTAACCATAGGAGCAAAATTATGAGTATAGACAGAGAATTAGCAGAAGGGCTTAGGCAGATAGGAAGACGCAAAACACCTACCATAGCCGTAGAAGTGGTATCGGTAGACAAAGAAAAGGGCACGTGTGAGGTGAAGGACGACGAGCTACAATATACCGTGCGCTTAGCTTCAGTGATTAACGATAATGCTGAGCGGTTTTATCTCTTCCCCAAGGAGGGGAGTAGTGTGTTGATAGCTTCGATTGGGGAAGACGAGAACCGCTACTATGTGGTGGCTTATAGTGAGATAGAGAGCGTGAGCTTACGTATAGAAGAAACACAGCTTACAATAGACAAAGCAGGCTTGCACTTGCAACGCGGGGAAGTGGATTTAAAAAGTCTTTTAAACGAGCTTCTAACGGAACTTAAAAACGCGGTGATACAAACACCTTCGGGAGTAGGAAATTTTTCTCCGAACAACGTGATGAAGTTTGAGGAGATTAATAATAAGATAAATGAATTATTACAGTAATCAGTAGTTAGTAGTCAGTTGCAAGTACTTGCAACTGACTACTAAAAACTAAGCACTAAACTTATGGCATTAGATAAACAAGCACTAAAAGCAGGGATTATACGCCTGCAACAAGAAATGCTTACTAAAACAGAAGCAGGAATGGAAGAATATGCCGAGCGACTTGCCTCTCTCATTGAAGCTTATGTAAAGAGTGGAGAGGTAATAGTGCAAACGGGCATACCTGTACTGGCAGGCACTTATACAGGAGTTACTACTGGTATAGGAAAAGGAACAATTAATTAGTAGATTAGTAAATTATCATAATAACACAATGGGAATAATCATAGAAGGACTTAAAGAACATTTTGTATCGTTTATAGGAATGGTACTATCGGGAGTAGTGGGTTGGTTCTTTGGTAGACCCAAGCAACGTATGGAACTACAGACCAGCGAACTTGAGAATGTGGATAAAGCCGTGAAAATCTATCGAGAAATGATAGAAGATTTAGGGGCTAAATACGCAAGTGCTATTGAGGAGCTCAAAAAAGCAAATCAGCGTATTAAAGATTTAGAAAACTCTGTTGAAGGGCTATTAACTGAATTAAAGAAATACAAGCAACTAAATGGAAAATCAAAAGAATAATGCAAGTAGTAGTTTTACATAATCAGAGTCTTTTAGACCTTGCTTTACAGCACACAGGGACTATTGAAAGCATCTTTGAATTGGCAATGCTCAACAATTTGAGTATTACCGATGATGTGGTAGCAGGAAAAGTATTAACAATACCTACAGAAACATTCACTAATAAAGATATTTTGACCTACTACATCGCAAAGAAAATACAGCCTGCAACTGCTTTTACGCAAGAGGACAAAAGAATAAGCGAGCGCCAGGAAGGTATTAGCATATGGGCGATAAACTTAGATTTTGTCGTGAGTCACGACGGACAGTAATTATTCACTTTTCACTATTTACGGAATTATGGCACGTACAATACAAGAAATACAACAGATTATCTATAATGCGAAAGAGCGAGAAGACGCTCTGAACGGACTTAACTCAAACTCAAGAGTAGCTATATGGCGACTGTGGGTTTATATTATCTCGGTAGCTATTTGGAGCTTAGAAAAATTATTTGACTTACATAGGACAGATATTGATAAACGCCTTACTGAATTAAAACCTCATACTGCACGCTGGTATAGAAGTAAAGCTCTTGCCTTTCAGTATGGTTTTGACCTCTTACCCGACAGCGATAAGTTTAACAATAAAGATAAGACAAAGGAGCAGGTAGAGGCGAGTAAGATTATAAAATACTCGGCAGTGGTGGAGAGTAATGACGGTAGATTGATAGTAAAGATAGCCACTGAAAACGGGGGACGGTTACAGCCTATTACAGCAGATGAACAAAATGCTTTTAGCGGTTATTTATCAGAAATTAAAGATGCTGGAGTGCGCACTACGGTTATTAATTATCTGCCTGATAAACTTGTTCTGAACCTTGATGTGTATTATGACCCGTTAGTATTGGATAGTAATGGAAGCGATGTGCTTTACGGTAAACGCCCTATACAAGAAGCCATAGAGGGTTATCTTAAAAACTTACCTTTTAACGGTGAACTTATTGTAGCGCACCTTGTAGACGCTTTGCAACAAGCCAATGGGGTGAAAATACCTCACTTAAAAGAACTCAAAACAGCGTGGATAGACCCCGAGACCAAAGGCTATGGAGCATTACAAAACATAGGAGTTACCCAAATACCGCAAAGTGGTTACTTTGAGGTAGACTGGAATGCTTCACAAATAAAATACATCACAAAATGATATTTAATTTCAAAATAGAAAAATTGGTCATTCTACTTATACCTTCTTTTTTGCGAAAGGCAAGAATGGTAGGATGGATAAGAACGCTTAGTGCTCCTATCAGTCAGTTGTATTATGACTTTATTCAGAAGAGATATTTGGATATTAAGAAACTTGGACTGAATGGGCAAGTGTGTTACTTACGCAAAGCGCTAAATGATGCATTCGATATTGAGCAACGGCGCATACGCATATGGGACGGCAATCAGTACAAAGGACAGTATCTTTATACTGAAGGAGAACAAAAACCGAAGTTTTTAGGGACTATGTATTTACATCGTGAGGTAGATTACAGCGATACAGGAGTAGACTTTATCGTAAAAATACCTTTGGAGATATGGGAGGCGAAGAAGATTCCTACAAGTGAAATAGGTAAGTACCGTTTCTTTGAGATAGAAGCCCTAATAGACTTTTACAAATTAGCGAGTAAACGATATATTATAGAAGTATAGAAATTATGAACAGTATTAATGTAAACCAAACGGGAGGTTTCCCACTAACTACCGATGTATTAAGTTATATGCAGAATGCTTATAAGATATTCAATGCAATGAGTGGTATTTCAGGAGATTTAATTATTCTTTCGGGGTGTGAAGTAGTAGGGAACACGGTGTCAGACGGAGTAGTAGCCATTGAAGGAGAAATATACCCTTTTCAGGGCACGACACTTGGCTCTCACGTGTTTATTAAGGAGGTGAATACATCTAAAATTTTTGAAGATGGCTCACAGAAAACAGTACTTGTGGAGAAAGTAGCTACTTTTGGCAGTAGTACAAAGAGTTATCCGTGGGAGGGCTTCAGACGAGTGTTAAGTAACAGACAAATAGAAGAGAAATCTTTTACAGAAGAAACCTCTTTGCTGAAACGCTTGGAGAAATTAGAAGAGCGCGTAAAGAAAACGGTGCCCTTGGGGTTGGTCGCAATATGGGGAAAACCAGCTAACATTCCTTTACCAGAAGGCTGGCGAGAGTATGAACCTTTACGAGGACGTATGGCTGTGGGCTATGATCCCAATGGTAACAGTAGCTACCGATTAGAACAAATATTATTTGCAGGAGGCGAATTGGAACATACCCTTACAGTTGCAGAAATGCCCAAACTGACGATACCTTATAAAGATATATATTATTCTGAAAATGGAGGGACAGTTTATATTCACGGGGGTGTTGGTTCGGGAGATACTGATCACGATAATAGGGGATTAGAAATGGATAGAACAACGATATTTAGTGGAGGTGAAAAACCTCACAATAATATGCCTCCTTACCGAGTGATTCGTTTTATAGAATTTGTAGGATTTTAATTTTTAAACTAAACGATATGACAGCAATAGAAACTTTAAAGCAGTGGTTTTCTAACCTTAAAAAACCAACACAAGAGCAGTTCTGGGCGTGGTTGGATAGTTTTTGGCACAAGAGCGAAAAGATACCAATGGCAAGCGTAGAGGGCTTAGACAAACTCGTAGAAGGCACGGCTTCAGCTGAACAATTGAGCAATCACCTAAACGATACACAAGCACATAAGGTGTTATTTGACAAAAAAGTGGATAAGGTAGAGGGGAAAGATTTAAGTTCTAATGACTTTACTAATGAATATAAAGAGAAGTTAGAGGGGCTTCATCAAGTAGATATTTCGGGACTCTTACCAAAAGGAGATTATACGGGTACGGCACAAGACTTAAAAAAACAGATTGATGACAAAGCAGACAAGAATCATAAACATTCGTGGGGAGATATTGAAGGGAAACCTAATTTTTCTGAAAGTATTATTTCCAAGAAATTTATAAAAGAAGGAAGCTCTGATGAATATCTGCTCACAGGTGGTGGTGGACAGATTTCTAAAGCGGATTTAGTTTCATCAGGAATGGTTATCAGTGGAAGAAACTATCTCTTGAATAGTAACCGATTTATTTCTTCGGGAATATTGGTAGAAGGTTTTGCTTTATCAGAGGAGTTTAAAGAAAATCTCGTTGATAAAAAACTCGTTACAGTTTCTTGCTACATAGAATATAACAATTTAACAGCCATAACACCTAAAGGAAGATTAGGATGTGAACTTGTTATCAGTTTTTCAGATAACACTGTTTTGTACCTTGGTGCTTGGAAACCAGTAACAACATCAGATATTGGAAAATCATTTA